AACCTAGTCCATAAGCTATAGCTAACCAAGGTGTAGTTTCTTTAACGTACTCTGAACCTTCTTCACCTCTTTCAATAGCTTTTGATTTTCTCCATTTTTGATTAGCAAAGGTTCCCGGTATAAGATGAATATTTGGAGGTATTCTTTTTCCAAAATGTTTTGCAATCTCGCCATAGTCGTCTTCGTCAATTCCAAGGTCTTCTAAATTTTGTCCAGTAAAAGGGTCTACTTTAAAAACAAAATTAGATAAAGCATCCCACCACAAACCTCCCGGTTGTAAAGGGCTAGGAACTCCGGGAACCTGTACTTTTGATTCTCTTTGTTCAAATATATCTCCACCCGGAACCCATCGTGCATAATCCCAATATAGGGCATTACCATCTTTATCATTAAAAGGAATTCTAATTGTTGTGTATGGCATGTAATCTCCAATAATAGGAGTGCTTCCAAACAATCTTTTATTTTGTTCTGGTCGCATAGTAAGTCTATCAAGTTTTTCTTGAGTATCCGTGCCATCTGTCATGTACGAAAACCCTTGATTAAAACCATGACCAATAACTGCCCACTTTGCAAACTTGTGAGGACGTAGCGTAGCTGCTTCTGCTAATAAAGGTATAACCCTATATGTATAGCTTACAAAAGGTACAAAGGTTCTTTTTAAGGCTTTAATTAAAGGAGCATTAATATCATAATCAATAAACCATTTTCTAGCTTCTAAGGCTGCGTCAGCTTGAGAAAACCCTTTATCCAGTCTATCCATATAAACTGCCATTCTAAACACTTGGTCTTCTAGCTGATAAGCACGTTCCATTTTATCAATACTATATTTTTTTGCTAACTTAGCAAATGCTTTAGTTTTTTCATAAATACCTACTGCTTGATTTTCTGGGTCGTATTTTGCTAATGCTCTTTCTATTTCAGACATAGAATCTCTAAATTCTTTTGAAATTAAATCCGCATCAAAGATACCATCTATTTGTGCTTGTCTATTTAAAGCTGAATTAGGGTCTCGCATTTCTTTTATTGCCCTTAAAAAATATTTAAACTCTGTATCAGAAAAATCTAATAGCATTACGTTAGACGTAGAGTTACCTACGTGCGTTGCTACGTTCCAAGCAGTTTTAGTTTTTTTCCAAAAATCTTGAAATTGGTTTGCTACTCTACCTGCATTAGAAGCTACTTCTCCAACTGCACCTCCTTTGTCCCGTAGTATGCTATAGTTATAAATGTGTTTTATATCTCTTGCTACATCTTGGTCTACGTATTTACCGGCAAGCTCTCCAAATCTTTTTTTCTTAGTTCCTTTGATAACATCGTCTGACAATAAAACAAACTTAGCTTGTAGTTCTGGAAGTAGTGAATCATATTCTGCTTTATCTATAACATAATTTTTATTTTCACTAAGCTCTCTAAAGAACTTTGCAGTTGCTATATCATTAGCTAATAGCCTTCCTGTTTCTGCAATAGCGTATGAAGCATCCTCTATCTCTCCCATTTTTTGACGTTCAGCTTTTGTATAATCTCTACGAACTTTTACTTTACCGCCTTTAAGTTCTTCTAAAACTTCCCACTTTTCATTTTGCCAAACAGAATTAGGTTTTTCAAAAGAGGTCTTTTTAATTATTTCAATTTGTCCTCTTGGACGTAACTCGTCACCAATAATTTTTATTTGTTTATTATTTAGTGCAATAGTATTTTTATCTGCAACAGCAGATTCTTTTTTATAACTTCTTTTTAGATAGGTGTCTATATTTTTTTGAAATACTTGAGGAGGTAACAATCCTGCATCAACTAATTCTTGCCCATATTTAATTAATAGTCCTCTTGCCTCATCATTTATTTTTAAAGCTTGTGGAGATAGTTCATCCATCTTTGCAAGGTCGCCCACCATAAAATTATATAAGAGTTGATTTTGCTCTGAACTTAATTCTTTTTGAGCTTTTTCCATTATTTCTAAAAACCTAGCTCCTATTTCATTTTTATTAGCTCTAAATTTTTGTCTAGTTTTTATATAGTCTGCACTTAAACCATAATCACTTATAATCAGTCTACCCACAGCATCACCGACTCTACCATTCGCACCATACTTAATACTTTTAGCTCCTCGAATACTACCGCCTAAAACTAAACCGGCTGTAATTTTTTCCATATAGCTTGAATTTTCATCACCATAAGCATTATAGCCTACAACAAATCCAAGGCTTTCTCCGGGATTATTAAATATTAAATTTTTTGCAGGAGTGCCAACATACTTCTGATACTTCTGAATGATGGGTCCTTTTAGGGTAGGTTTGTTTTGTCCAGTCTTAGAAGTTTCTTTGACAATAATTTCTTGAGACTCTTCTAGCGTGTTAACTGGTTTTTTGTTGGCTTGTATTTGTTGACTAACAAACTTTTTAGAATCTTCTTTATTTCCAAAAATATTAACTTTTTGTGCTTTTTGTTTTCTATTTTTAAATTGATTATTAGACTCCCCTCGTTTTTTCTTTAAGCGAGGAGATGATATGACTTCCCATTGTCCTTTAATAATCTTACCATTTTCATCAACAGCTTTACTAATTGTATAAACAATTTTTGTTTCGGGGTCTGTAGTAGTATAAACAATATTACCTTTAACTGATTTAGGGTCTTTAGTAAAAATAATATCATCATACTTTTCAGCTACTTCTTCTGATAAATCTTCTGTAGTTTTTGGGGTAGATTGACCGGGCTTTGGCGGTCTTAGTTTTGCTATCGGAAATCTTTTTGTAGCAGTTGCACCTGTTTTTCTATTCGTAAATCTAACAGTTGCTACGTTTGTTTTTTCATCTACATCTATAATTGTTCCAATGTTTTGTCTATCAGGAGCTCTTACAGTTGTTCCGACTTTTAATGGAGCATCTAAGTCCTCTGCAGAAACTTTTGCATCGTCAAATACTTTAGGTTCAAACTCGTCTATCTGTTGAAAGATACTTGGCTTACCTCTAGCTTTTTGTACAACATCTACGAGATAACCTCCACCGCCACCGAGTAGTGTGCCGGCTACGCCACCTATACCTATATTTTCTAAACGTCTAGCAAGAAGACCTGCATCTTTATCTAGAAATAAAGTTTCTGTATTTTCTGGAGTATACCCAAGTCCTGAAACTATAGCTGCACTACCGGCTCCATACTTGGTTAAGTCTGCTAGGCTCTTAGCTTTTTTTCCTTTAGCTAACCACCCAACAATAGGAACATAACTAACAGGGTCAGCAACAATACCTGCACTTAAAAAAGCTGCAGTTGCTTCTGTTCCATATTCCGGATTAGATAAAATTCCTGAAAGCTTTTTATCTTTTTCTTTTAGGTATTCATTAAGTGCATCTATCCCAAAAGATTCGCCTAAAATCTGACCAACACCTCGAAGTGTATCAGATGTTCCCATACTTGCAGCATATTTTAATGCTTCTTTTTTACTAAGCTTGTAAGCAGGGTTAATGTTTTCTCTGACATAGTCAATGTACTCTTGACTATCATAAGGGTTAGTTGACATAATTATTTAAATAAAAGGTTTTTTGAATTATTATCCCAGATTAACTCGTAGGTTCCAGTTAATCCCATGTTAGGAAATATTATACTTAAATCATGAGTACCTAGATTAACTGCTGAAGCATCGCTTTCTGCAATTTGTTGTCCAAAAATTTTAATAAACTCTGAGTCGTCACCCATAAACAAATTCGTATAATTTTCTTTTTGGTCGTCAGGCACTAAAGTAAAAACACTATTAAGTCCAACAGTGTCTAACTCACCTTGTCCTAGTTTTAGACCATCTTCAATACGTTGATTAAATTCAAGTCTAAGATTATCTCGGTCTAACTTTAACTCAGCAATTAGTTCCTTTTGACCTGTTCTGGCTACATACTTTCCATCTCTAAGAATAAATAAATCTGGACGTGTAGATGCCATAGATTGATAACGAAGTTCAAATAGTTCTTCACGTTTTATTTCATCATCAAAGTCAATCTTATAATATTTTTGCGGGTCGCTTGATGCTATATCTAGAGCTTTAGTTCCTGTAGGGTCGTCTTTAAAAGCTTGTTGTATTTCATTTTGTAGCTCTTTATCG